TTCTCGATGTGTGCGAGCGCGGGCAGCCGCAGCGAGTCCAACACGACCGCGCCCTCGTCGCCCTGGTTGCTGATCGCCCAGATTTGGGCGTCCGGTACGGCGTTCGTGGCGGGTGTGGCGGCGTTCCAGGCGGTGAAATCCCGGTGTTCCCGCAGCTCGTCGAGGATGAGCCGGTTGATGGTCATGCCCCGGCCGCCGGAGGCGTTGGAGGCGGCGATGCGGTAGCGGCAGCCGTCGACGGTCTCCAACGTTTCTTCACCGTTGGATTGGCGGACGCCTTTGGGTGCGATCTCGTCGGCGAGGTAGGCGGAGTCGCGGGCGGCCTTGACCGCGGCCCGCCAGCTCTCTTTGGCGGTGTCACGGTTGGTGGAGGTGCCCAGGATGAGCGCGTGGCGCTCCACGAACAGCCAGTACAGGGTGAGCGTGACCCCGAGGTGCGTTTTGCCGGCCTGGCGCGCGACCACGGTGAGGACGGTGCGGAACCTCGGCCGTCCGTCCGGCAGCAACTCTCCGGCGTGGATGACGAGGTATTGCTGCCACGGGTCGAGCGGTGTGCCGAGGACGTCCCGGGCGAAGTCGATGACATCCCACCCGTAGCTGTTCGTCTCGTCGAGTGCACAGCTGCCGCAGATGCAGGGCCCCGGGTCGCCGACGACGAGCGGGGGCGTGGCGATCCGGGGTGTGGTCGACCCTAGGACGGGCTCGTCTGCGACTTCGACGGCGGTCACGGCCACGGCCCGGTGCGGCGCATGGCGCGGCAGTCGCGGCATGTCCAGCACAGCGGCCCCCACATGTGCCGCAGGTAGTGCAGCCAGGCCTTCACGGCCCGCTCATCCGCTTCTGGCGTATCAAAGGTCTAGAGGGTTGAGGCGCCACGCGCTTCACGCCGCTTTCTCAACTCGTCGAGGGGGTTGGCGGGTTTCTCGGCGGGTTTGTCGCCGACGATGGTTTTGCGGGCTGCGGGGGTCATGCCCAGCGCGGTGAGGCAGGCCAACAACTTCGGCCCCAGCTCGGCCAACGGGTCGCGCTGCTTGTCTCCCCAGTCGAAGGGCTCGTCGATGCCGGCGGCGTAGGCGAGGGCGAGGTCGGCTGTGGCGCGGTCGCGGATGTCGATCGGTTCGAGCGCGGCGAGGCCGCCGCGGACGCTGTCGACGAGGCTCACACCGGAAAGATTACGGCCATAGTGTGTTGTGACCACATCTTGTCCGGTGTGGGGTGTATCTGGCCGACATAGTTGCGGCTACGCTGATCACCGTGTCGTGGTGGAGGACGTTGCTTGCCCTCGACACTGCGCCGTCCCCGGACCGTCCGATGGTGTCCGCGGAGCGCTGGATGCGGCCCGTCAGCTTCACGTTGACGATCCCGCCGGAGATGACCGAGGCCGGGCTGTCAGGTGGCAGCGGGAAGGTCACCCGCGACCTCGCCATGTCGGTTCCGGCGGTGAAACGGGGCCGGGATCTGATCTGCGGCACGTTGGGCACGCTCAGGCTGCGTAAGCACGACTCCGGCCGCCGGGTCGTCGACTCCGAGCTGCTCGAGCAGCCCGAGCCGGACATCGCCCGCATGGTGACGATGACGTTCACCGTCGAGGATCTTTTGTTCGAGGGTGTCGCCTGGTGGCGGATCACCGAGTTCGCCGGCGACGGCTTCCCTGCGAAGGTGCGCCGTCTGGAGCCGCAGTCGGTGGCGGTGCACCCCGACGGCCGCGTGTATGTGAACGGGGTCCGTGTACCGGACTCGGAGTTGATCCGCATCGACTCGCCGAACGCGCCGCTGCTCACCTCGGCGGCGCGGGCGATCCGGGCCGCGTACAACCTCGACAAGGCATCCTCGCGCTACGCGAACGATCCGCTGCCGCTCGGGTACTTCACGCCCACCGGCGATGTGGATCCCGGGGATGACGACGTCATCGAGGAGCTGCTCGACGACTTCGAGGACAGCATGGCGCGCCGCACCTGGGCGTACGTCGGTGCTGGGCTTGAGGCGAAGCCCCTGCAGTGGTCCCCGGAGCAGCTCCAGCTGGGTGACGCCCGCAACTACGCGGTGTTGGAGATCGCGCGGTCGATCGGGATCGACCCCGAAGAGCTCGGCGTGTCCACCACCTCGAGGACATATGCCAACTCAGAGCAACGCCGCCTCGACCTGATCGACTTCACCCTCGCCGCGTATGTGACGGCCATCGAGGACCGGCTGACGATGCCGGACGTCACCCCGCCCGGCTACTACGTGCGTACCGACTACGCCGGTTTCCTGCGGTCGGACACGCAGTCGCGGATGGTCACCTACGAGGTTGGGCGTCGGGTCGGGGTGTACGACGACGACCGCATCGGCGAGATCGAGGACATCCCCACCTCCCGGGTCCGGTCCGCTACGGCCGCTGCTGCGGCGACTGCTGCGGCCTCGCGGCCCGCGCCGTCGACACCTTCCCCCGCCTCCCCGCAGCCCCAGGAGGCGCGCCGATGACCGATGGACCCACCGATCTGCGGGTCGGGTTCGCGTTGCCGGAGGGTGATGCGCAGTTCGCCGCGGACGGGGAGCGCCGCGTGGTGTCCGGGATGTTGATCCCCTGGAATCAGGTCGCCTACAGCATCGGGTCGCTGTGGTCGTTCCAGCCGGGCTCGCTGCATTGGTCGTCCGAGTCGCGGGTGAAGCTGGACCGGGATCACCAGCGCGGTACCGAGTTCGGTCGCGCCACCCGCCTCGTCTCGGACAAGACGGGCCTGCACGGCACGTTCAAGGTCGCGAAGACCCCCGGCGGGGACATGGCCCTCGCGCTGGCGCAGGACGGGGTCTATGACGGCCTGTCCGTCGATGTGTCGTTCGACGGCGAGGGCGACGGGTGGAAGCCGGACCCGGACGACGACCGCGTGAATGTCGTGCACTCCGCCACCTTGCGGAAGGTCGCGTTGACGGCGATGCCCGCTTATGACGATGCCCGGGTGGTCGCTGTCGCGGCGCGCCGGGCCGAGAACTCGCCGGCCCTGCCGACGGAAACCATCGAGCCACCGGCTGTGCCGGCGGCAGAAAGGGGTGACCCTGTGTCGTCCCCCAGCCCCGCCGCAGGGCTTGCGCTCTCGGCTGCTCCCCTGGACAACGGGCCCGCCCTCCACGACCCGCCGCCGGCGGCGCAGTTCGACGCCGCGTCGTTCGCCGAGAGCATCCGGGCGTCGATCGCGGAGGGGTTCGCGAACCTCCCGCAGCCCGCGCAGCGGCAGGTCATCCCCGCCGGTCAGGGCGCACAGGTCACCCGTGAGCAGGCCGTGTACCTGATGAACGGCCACGGCCCGTCCCTGGTCCGCGACAGCTGGAAGGCGCGGACGGAGCACGACCACGAGGCCGGCGCACGGCTCCGGAAGTTCGCCGAGCAGACCCGGGACCAGGCGAACGAGGCCATGCGGCCCGAGTTCGCGATCAACACCGGCAACGCGTCGCAGGTGATCCCGCCCGGGTACCGGCCGGACCTGTACGTCACCCAGCTGCTCAAGGGGCGTCCGCTGGTCGGCGGTGTCAGCCGGGGCACCATCGGCGACGCGACCCCGTTCAACATCCCCTCGTTCGTGTCCGCGAGCGGTGCGAGCGCGGCGCACGTGGAGGGTGTCAACCCGACCGGCGGGTCGCTGACCCTCGGCACCGTCACGGTCGCCCCCGGTGCCGTGTCCGGCCTGTTCGAGCTCAGTCGCGAGATCGTCGACTCGGCGAACCCCGCCGTCGACGCGATCGCCATGAACGCGATGCACGAGAGCTACGCGCAGCAGACCGAGGCGTCGGTGTACGCGGAGCTGAACGGCACCACCGGTGTGGGCGGCACCATCACCAACGGGTTCGTCCCGTCGGGTGCGCAGGCGTCGACCAGCGACGCATCCCCCGGTGCGGGTGAGACCGCCGGTGGGAACCTCCTCACCGCCATCCGGTCGGCGCTGGCGCTGTACCCGTTCCGCCGGTTCGCCGCACCGAACCAGATGTTCCTCTCCCAGGAGGGCACCAGCACCCTCGCGGCCGCGGTGGGTACGGACGGTCGTCCGCTGCTCCCCTCGGTGGGTGCCACGAACACCGTCGGCACCGGGAACACCGTGCAGCAGGGCTGGTACATCGACGGGCTGACCGCTCAGCCTGCGTGGTCGATGTCGGGCAACGCCGCGGGCGACACCGACGTGCTGATCTTCAACTCGGCGGATGTGTGGGCGTGGGAAAGCCCGCTGCTGATGTTCAGGTTCGAGGAGCGCGGCGGGCCGGCCCGGATCGACCTGGCCCTGTTCGGCTACTTCGCGACCCGGATCCTGCGCCCGGTCGGCTTCTCCGGCGTCCGCCACCACGCGATCTGATCCTGATGGCCGCTCCCCGTA